TGCTGGTAACACTTTGTATGGTTACTATGTAGGCGCTTTGCAAGCTATTCAGCGTATCGCTTCTGAGGAATCAGGCGCTGCTGGTTTTGCTTCATTGAAGTTCTACGGTGGTGGTACATCTGCTGATGTGGTATTAGGCGGTGGTTATGGTGCTCAAGAAACAGCTACATATATGTATATGTTGAACACCAATTACATCTTCCTACGCCCACATAAAGAGCGTAACTTTGTACCTATCGGTGGCGAGCGTCAGGCTATCAACCAGGATGCGATTGTAAAATTGTATGGCTGGGCCGGGAATCTTACAACTTCAAACAGCTTCCTACAAGGCTTGTTGACTGGTAGTTAATAAATAGGGGGAAACCCCTGTTTTAACAGTCTATTTAATTATTTAAGGAAAATATCATGGCATATTCAGTTCTTCCAATCGCAGGTGTTAATTTGACAGCACCTCAAACAGTAGCATCAGGCAGTTTGCCTTCATTTGGCCCATTAGGTGCAGAAACATTTGCATCAGATGGTAAGCGTTATGTTTACGGTCAAGCAGGTGTAGCTATTGCAGCATCTTCAGCAACCGTTGTAGTAAATGCTTCAACATTCCAAGCGACTTTGGGTGCTGGTTCATATTTCACAGCAGCTTCTATGGCTTCTGGTGACTATGGCTGGTTCTCTATTGCATCTGTTTAATCAACAGATAATGTAGTAAAAACTGGGACTCTCTCACAAGGGGAGTCCCTTTTCTTTTAACTGTAGTACCTAAACCACTTTAGGAGAATTAAATGGCTATTGATAGCGATGTTCAAGGTGCAGACGCACGACTAGCAGTCCAGTTCTATAAAAAGTCAGTAAAGCAAGATGACGAATCAAATGCTGCTGGCAGACCTATTTTTAAAGAATTCGACTTTGTAAGGATTATGATTCCTGGAGATAATCTGACAGAAATTGACACTTATGCCCAAGAATCACACAAAGCACGCTTTCCCCGTCAATGGGCGCATTATCAGAATCAAGTTGCAAACCATGAAAACATTGTTGGAACACCATTAGAACAATGGCCTCAGATTACTCGCAGTCAAGCTGAAGAATTGCGTGGACTTAAATTCCACACAGTTGAATCTATTGCTGACTGTTCTGACCAACAACTGCAAAGAATTGGCATGGTAGCTGGTATGTCACCCCATAATTTTCGCTTAAAAGCTAAGGCTTTCTTGAATTTAGCGTCTGATTCTGCCGAAGTAGCACAAAGACAAGAAGAATTAGAAGCATTACGCCAAGAAAATGCTAAAATTACAGCAGAAACAGATGCGAAGCTATCCAAAATGCAAGAACAAATGGAAGCGCTACTTGCGGCTGTTGCGGAAAAGACCCCAAAAACACGCAAAAACAAAGTAGCCGAGGCTTAATATGTCATCAACCATGCTCCAACTTGTGCAACAGGTATCTGCCGAGTTAAACCTCGCTGTGCCTACTTATGTTGCAGGTAATCCTTCTCAAGATACGCAACAAATCTTGGCATTGATGAATGGGGCTGGTTATGACTTATTAAAAGAGCACGATTGGCAAGCATTACAAGTCCAATATCGCTTTTACACTCAATCTATTACAGCTAACGCAACTACGGTCAATGGTTCTACTACATTGACTGTAGCACCTGCTACTAATATCTCTCTTGTTACAAGCCAATGGCAATTATCAGGGTATAACATCCCACAAGATACTTATGTAGTATCAGCAGATAACAACACAAAACAAGTAGTAATGAGTCAAGTTGCCTCTGGAAGTGGTACACAATCAGTAGTTCTTGCCCAAACAGCTTATGATTTGCCTGATGACTTTGAAACGATTACCGATAGAACTCAATGGGATAAATCCAAACATTGGGAAATGTTAGGGCCTGAAGATGCCCAACAATGGCAATGGCTAAAGTCTGGTTATATCTCAACTGGCCCTAGAGTTAGATGGCGCATATTGGATAATCAATTCCAAATATGGCCTATTATGAATACCCAAGAGTATTTAGGATGGGAATATCGCAGTAAAGGTTGGGCTAGAAGTGCTGCAAATGCTGTTAAAAACAGCTTTACATTAGACTCTGATACGACTGTATTTGATAATCGTGTTTTAGTGCTTTATACAAAACTCAAATATTTCCAAGTAAAATCGTTTGATACTACTGCGCTGCAACAAGACTATTTCCGTTACTTAAACATAGCTAAAGCTAATGACAAAGGTGCGCCTAATCTGTCATTTGCACCTTATCCTTCTAAGGTTCTTATTGGTTATGCCAATATACCTGATACTGGCTATGGTAGCTAAATATGGCAACAGCTAAACCAAATTCTGCTACAACTGCTTCAATTACAGCGCCTATAGGTGGGTGGAACGCTAGGGATTCTATTGCCCAAATGCCTGCTACTGATGCTGTAACACTTAACAACTTTTATCCTACTCCTACTGATGTTCAGTTAAGACTAGGATATACAAAGTATTCAACAGGCATAACAGGTCAAGTTAATACTTTAATGAACTATGCAGGGCCAACTACTCAAAAGCTATTTGCAGCAGCAGGCACAAAGATATATAACGCTGATACCTCTACTGCTACACAAGTAGTAACTAGCCTTACAAGCGACAAGTTTCAATATGTCAATATGTCCAACATTGGTGGGCATTATTTAACAGCCGTAAATGGTACAGACGCTAATTTAGTCTATAACGGCACAACTTGGATTACAACAGCTAATACATCAACTGCCCAGACAATTAGCACTATTACCCATGTGGGCGCAGTAGCAACAATGACTACAGCCTCAGCACATGGTCTAGCAACAGGAAATCAAATTACAGTAACAGGTGCTACATCAAGCGACTATAACGGCACATTTATTGTTACAGTAACAGGCACTACAACGCTAACATACACAATGTTAACTACTCCTGTGGCTAATGCTACTGTAGTAGGAACATATACCGTTGCGTTATACATTACTGGTGTGGATTCTAAAAATCTTATCAATGTAAACTTGTTTAAACATCGCTTGTATTACACCGAGAAAAACAGCATGAAAGTATGGTATTTACCTACTGATGCTATTGGTGGCGCTGCTTTATCACTTGATTTTGGTGGTATTGCCCGTATGGGTGGCTACATTCAAGCAATGGGTACATGGACTATTGATGCTGGACAAGGTGTTGATGACTATGCTGTGTTTGTAACTAATAACGGTGAAGTCATTGTTTATAACGGCACAGACCCTTCTGACCCTGCCGCTTGGGCATTAAAAGGTGTTTGGCAATTAGGACAAACATTTAGTCGCAGATGCTTTTTAAAATGGGCTGGTGACCTTTTATTGCTTACTCAAGATGGTTTAGTACCACTCGCTTCTGCACTTCAATCTAGCAGATTAGACCCTAGAGTTAACATTACAGATAAGATTTATTTTGAAATTTCAAGAGAAATTAGCCTTTATTCTGCTAATTTTGGTTGGCAAATAATATATTTTGCTAGTCCTAATATGTTGCTTATTAATGTGCCTTCAGATGAAGGAATACAGCAATATGTCATGCACACTATCTCTAAAGCATGGTGTAGTTTTACTGGAATTAACGCTACTTGCTTTGAATTAAGCTACGATAACCTATTTTTTGGTGGGAATGGCTATGTAGGTCAATTTTGGAATGGCTATAGCGATGATGGCGCAAATATTAATGCTTCAGTACAACAGGCTTATAGCTATTTTGATGCACCAGGACAGTTAAAACGCTATACATTAGTGCGCCCTATTATTCAAACAGATAATGGTTTTCCAAGCGTTTTATGTGGTATTAATGTCGATTTTGATTATCAAAACCAATTAGGACAAATTGCATTTAACCCTGCTAGTACTGATTTAGGCACTTGGGATAATGCCAAATGGGATGCTAATACATGGGGTGGAAACCTTAGTATTAACCGTATTTGGCAAGGAGTTACAGGCTTAGGATTCTCGGCTGGTATTAATATGAGTATGGCTTCACAAGGAATTGATGTGCATTGGGTATCAACAGACTATGTGATGGAAAAAGGCGGTGTGCTTTAATTAAGAAATAAGCTATAAATCAAGTTATAATTGGTTCAGCCGATTCCTTGGTTATAGTCAAAAAACTTTGAGGAATTAACATGGCAACAAATACAGGATTAAATGGCTTAGGTTTATCTTGGGGTGGTGGTACACAATCTCCATTTGGAAACCCTTATAACACTCAAGACCCTTGGTCTAATGCAGCATATAACACAGCATTAGGTAATCAAGCTGGCGCACAATACGCTACCTCTGCTAATAGAGTTAATCAAAATACGCCTTATGGTTCTTTAAACTATAGTCAAAGCACAGATGCTAATGGCAATCCAGTATGGACAGCAAATCAATCTTTAAGCCAGCCATTACAAGATTTAACTAATTCATCATTAGCTGGTTTGCAAGCAAGTCAAGCAAATCCTATGTATGGTATTAATCCAGGACAAACTTATTCTGACGCTATTATGCAACGCCTTGCACCGCAACAACAACATCAATCAGAATCATCTGATGTGCAATTAGCAAATCAAGGAATTATGCCTGGTTCAGAAGCCTATAATCGTGCTAAAACATTGCTTGGTCAAACACAAAACGATGCCAGAACAAGCGCTATTGTGGGTGGTATGCAAACAGGTTTACAAGCAACTCAAGCACAAAATCAAACTGCGGCTAATATTAAGTCTTTATCAACACCTAATTATGTAAACCCATACACTCAAGCTGCTGTTGCTGGGCCTGATTATTTAGGTGGTGCTGGTCTATCTAATCAAAACGCTATTTCTAACCAAAATATGCAAAATGCTTCTTCTGCTAATTTGCAAAATGGTTTGTTTGGTTTAGGCGGCACAGCTTTAACGGCTTACGCATTAAGTTAATATGGCTGATTTAGCATCCTCACTCAGAAGTTCTGCACCATCGCTTGATGAATTAAGCGCTGCTGGTGGCATGACTGATGTCAATGGCGATACAACATACCAATACAAAGATGCTAGTGGTGGTACTGTTACTGTAGATTCTACAGGTAAATCTGTAGGATATACCCCAACACAATCTTGGTATCAACAACAATATGCTGCACATCCTGATGCAATTCGCTCAGGAATGAATAATGAACAATATTTAGCTCTTGGCCCATTAGACCAAACTTATAATCTTAATGGTCAAAATGTACCTATTACTGGTGCTTATGAGTATCAAATAGACCCTAAAACTGGGGCGCTTTCTAACACTCCAGTTGATAGAAAACAAAGTAGTAACTTTACAGACTGGGCTACAACGCCTGCTGGTGCATTAACTCTTGCTGGTACTGTTTTAGGCGGTGCTTATGGTGCTAGTGCATTGGCTGGTGAAGGTGCTGCTGGTGGTGCTTCAAGTGGCTTTGGTATAAACCCTGCTGCTTCTACTGGAACTTTTGGGTCATTAACTTATCCTGCTGCTGGTAGCACATTTGGTGCTTTAGGTGGTGCGGCTTCTCCTGCTGGCATTGCTGCAACTGAAGCGGCTGCGGGTCTTGGATTAGGGTCTGGTACAACTGCTGGTTTAAGCGCATTGCAAAAAGCCCAATTATTGCGTATGGGTGTAAATTCATTAGGCAAAATGACAGGTGGCACAGGTGGTGGCGGTTATAGCACAATGGCGGGTGGAACTGGTGGCATGACTGCTTATCAGCGTCAAAATCCATATTTAAGCACATCACAACAAAATACTGTACCTGACACAACAACAGCATCATTAATTAATTTGTTAAGAGGTCAAAATGGCTGATATTACAAGCGCTGATTTAACAGCATTACAAAACCCTTATGCAGAAGAACTTGTAGGCTTAAATCGCCAGCAAGCATTAGCGCAAATGCTTTTGCAACAAGGTCAACAACAGCCACAAGGTCAAATGATTAGTGGTCGCTATGTAAAGCCTAGCCCATTACAAGGTGTTAATAACCTATTGCAAACAGCAGCAGGTTTGTATGGTCAAAAACAAGCAGAAAACAAACAATTAGAACTTGCAAAACTTGTAAGACAAAAAGAAGGTGAAGCTGTTAATGCTTATACATCTGCAAAAACGCCACAAGAACAGTTTGCCGCAGCAACAAGTCAATACGCTCCAAGTTATTTAAAATCTGCTGCAACAGAGTTTTTAAAGCCACAAAAATTAGGCGAAGGCGAAACAATAAGTCGCATGAATTTTGGTACAGGTCAATTTGAGCCTATGGCGCAAGGTGGAGAAAAGAAAACTGAGGCTATTCGTGGGTATGAAATGGCTAAGTCACAAGGTTTCCCTGGTAGTTTTTTTGATTATGAACAACAATTAAAGCGTGCTGGTGCTTCTAATGTAAGCGTAAGTATGGATAAAGGTATTGCCGCACAAGTTGGCCCAATGATGAAAGAAGGTCAATTACAAGCTACTAGCGCTGTTAAAGGTATAGATGCTGCAAATCAAGTTATTAATGCTTTGGATACTAATAAATTGTTTACTGGGCCTTTGGCTAATCAAAAATTAAGTATTGCACAATTAGGCACTACATTTGGTGGTGCTTCTGGTGATTTGACACAAAAAATTAATAATACTCGTGCCGCTATTCAAGGACTTGCTGAGATTACATTGCAAGGTCGTCAAGAAATGCACGGTCAAGGCGCTATTACTGAATCTGAAGGCAAATTGGCTGAAAGGGCTAAATCAGGAGATATAAGCCTTACTCCTGGTGAATTAAAGCAACTTGCTAATGCTGCTAAAAGGGCTGGAGAGTTTACTTATAATAATTACCAGACTAAATTACAAATTATGTCTAAAGACCCTGCTACTGCTCAAATGGCCCCTTATTTTGCAGTTAATCAAATGCCACCAAGGCAAGCCCCACAACAAGTACAACAAGTACAACCTAATGCTAATCAACAACTTAATATTCCATCAGCTAATGGTTGGTCTGTAATAGGTGTTAAATAATGACTCAATACACAGTACAAGCTCCTGATGGTAAAGAAATTACATTAGAAGGCCCTGCTGGTGCTTCACAAGAAGATGTTATTGCACAAGCACAAAAACTATATCAGCCTAAAGCTAGTGTAGAAGTTTCTGCTGCTCCTGCTGCACAATTTGGTGAAACTGGTGGTGGTGCTGCTACTGGTAAACCATTATTAGTTAATCGTACTAATGTACAGCCAGAACCACGCCCATTAGAGTCTGCAATGGCTGGACTTACTAAATCAATGGTAGATGTGCCTGTTGCTGCTTCTCAACTAGCAACAGGTGGTAATTTAGGAACAAGTCAATTAGCCCAAAGATTAGGGCAACAAGCTAGTGCTTATCAAGAAGCTAATCCTATATCTTATGGCGCAGGTAGAATAGCTGGAATGATTGCGCCTGCAATGGCTGGTGGTAGTGCTATAGGCGCTATTCCTTCTTTTGCTAAATCTGCACCATTAATGCAAAATGCTGCTTTAGGTGGTATTTCTGGAA